AAATGCAAATAAACTTGATACACAGTTTATGCCAGTTCCATATAACTTAGAAATTACTTTATATGCAATGGCAAAGAACTCTGATGATGCACTACAAATTGTAGAACAAATTCTTCCATATTTTCAACCAGACTATACATTAACTATTAATGATATGGCAGACATGGGTATCAAAAGAGATGTTCCTATTATTTTAAATAGTGTTGATTACGAAGATAATTATCAAGGTGACTTTGATGCAAGACGAGCGATTATATATACCTTTAGTTTTACAACTAAGTTTTATTTGTATGGCCCAATTACTTCCTCAAGTGTTATCAAAACTGTTTCAGTCGATCAATACTCAGATATGCCTGCGGTTACTCCAACAAGAGAACAAAGATATACAGTAACCCCTGCTCCAGCAACTGCTGATGCTGATGATGATTTTGGATTTAATGAAACAACATCATTCTTTACAGATGCAAAAAATTATGACCCCGAAACTGATACGGATGTCAGAAAAGGTGGTTAGTTCTTATGAGCAGTGTAACTAATTTAGTAGATGAAGCTTTGGGTATATTAGATCCTGTGGAAGCCGCATTTAAAGAATCGGAAGAAACTCCTTCTAAAGTGCCTACGGTGATTACACCAGCTTCTTCTGAAGACGATATTGATAATGATTATAAGTATCAAAGAGAAAATCTTTATAGTCTAATTGAACGTGGTCAAGATGCTATTGATGGTATTTTAGAACTTGCAAAAGAAGGTGAGCATCCACGAGCATATGAGGTTGCACTTAATGGTATTAAGCAAGTAGCTGATGTTACAGAGAAACTCGCTGATTTACAAGATAAAATGAAAAAACTCAAAGAAGTACCTGGCAGTAATGCACCAAAGAGTGTTACTAATGCATTGTTTGTTGGTTCTACTGCTGAATTACAAAAAATGTTAAAAGGCAAAGATGATGGTTGAAGCTACCTATCTAGGTAATCCAAATCTTAAAAAAGCAAACGTATCTCAAGAATGGACTAAAGAAGAACTTGTTGAGTATAAAAGATGTATGGACGATCCATTACACTTTATTCAAAATTATGTAAAAATTGTTTCTCTTGATGAAGGTTTAGTTCCTTTCAAAATGTATTCCTTTCAAAAAGAAATGGTAGGAACATTTCATAGTAATCGTTTTACTATATGTAAACTACCAAGACAGTCTGGTAAATCCACTGTTATGATATCATATTTGTTACATTATGCATTATTTAACCCAAGTGTTAATATTGCTATTCTTGCAAACAAAGCTGCAACTGCTAGAGACTTGTTGAGTAGATTACAACTTGCATATGAACACTTACCAAAATGGTTACAACAAGGAGTCATGTCATGGAATAAAGGTTCTTTGGAATTAGAGAATGGCTCAAAAATTCTTGCATCATCCACATCAGCATCTGCGGTTCGTGGTGGGTCTTACAACATTATTTTTCTTGACGAGTTTGCTTACGTTCCAAGTAATGTTGCAGAACAATTTTTTAGTTCTGTGTATCCTACTATTTCATCTGGTAAAACAACAAAAGTAATGATTGTTTCTACACCTCATGGTATGAATATGTTCTATAAACTCTGGACAGATGCAGAGAACCAAAGAAATACATATATTCCTATTGAAGTACATTGGAGTGAAGTGCCTGGCCGTGATGAAGCTTGGAAAAAAGAAACCATTAAGAATACAAGTGAACAACAATTCAACACAGAATTTGAATGTGAGTTTCTTGGATCTATTGATACTCTCATATCACCTAATAAGTTAAGAACTCTTGCATATAAAAATCCTTTACAGTCTAATGCTGGACTCGATGTTTATGAACAACCAAAGGAGGGTAATACATACCTTTTAACTGCTGACGTGTCCAGAGGGGTCGCTAACGACTACTCAGCGTACATTGTGTTCGATGTTTCCCAAGTTCCTTATCGTATTGTTGCAAAGTATAGAGACAACGAAGTTAAACCACTTATCTTTCCACAAAAGATACATCAGGTTGCAAAGGCATATAATACTGCATTTGTTCTTGTAGAAGTAAATGATATTGGTGAACAGGTTGCAAACTCTATGCACTATGATATGGAATATGACAATATGATTATGGCATCTATGCGTGGGCGTGCTGGTCAAATACTTGGTGGTGGTTTTTCTGGAGGTAGAGCTCAGTTAGGTGTGAGAACAACAAAAGCAGTTAAAAAGATTGGTTGTTCCAATCTAAAACAATTAATTGAAGACAATAAGTTAATCGTAGAAGATTATGATGCAATCAATGAACTATCTACATTTATTGTTAAAGGATCATCTTTTGAAGCAGACGATGGTTGTAATGATGATTTGGTTGCGTGTATGTTTATATTTGGTTGGTGTACAGATCAAACATATTTCAAAGAACTTACAAACAACGATATACGAGAACAGATGTATAGAGAAAATCAAGATCAATTAGAACAAGATATGGCTCCATTTGGATTTGTAGTGAATGGTTTAGAGGATGAAAATATTGGTGAAATTGTTGATGAGTATGGAACAAGATGGAGTCCAATAGTAAGACAATATGATACTAATTGGTAATGAGAAGAGGAAAGAGACAAAGAATATCTTGGGACGATATAGAATCACCTTGTGTTAAAATCTGTAAAATTATAGATAATAATTGTATAGGTTGCTATCGTACAGCTGAAGAAATAAGTGAATGGGTTTGGTTAACGCCAGAAAGAAGAACAGAGATAATTAAAGAAATTCAATTAAATCGTTGTCCAACTTGATCCAACAATTAGAACAAACTACTTTACATTCATTCATTAATTTATGCACTTCTTTTCTACTTTCGTCATTAGTACCAACACGTTTTGCAATCTTACGAATTTCTACATCATGGGGGTATAATTTTAAACAAACGGTTTCGCTTTCACCACAATGAGTGCAAGATTGATCACCAAGATGATTGTTTAACCATGCAACCCTTTTGCGATAATTTCTACGAGCTACCTTTTTTATTGTCTCTTTATATTTTTCATAGTGTGTTTTCATACGTTTATTTATAAGTTTTGAGTCATATAAAAACCAGTTTTTAGAAACTTCATTTTTATAAATACTTTAGATAACAAAGACTAAAAAGACTTCCTAAGTCTACTACTAGTTAAAGGAGCAAAAAATCATGGCATTTTTAGTATCTCCTGGCGTACAGGTTAAAGAAATTGATTTAACCAATGTAGTGCCAGCTGTTGCCACCTCAATAGGTGCTATCGGGGGAGCCTTTGAAAAGGGGCCTGTATCTTCCGTTACTAATATTTCCTCAGAAGAAGAATTAGTAAAAATATTTGGTAAACCAAAGGGAACTGGAAATCAGTTTGAAACCTTTTTTACCGCTGCAAATTTCTTGCAGTACTCAGATTCACTACAAGTTGTCAGAGCAGAATCAGCAATTTTAAATGCTGGTGCAAACTCTGGAATACTTATTCGTGATGATGATCATTATGAAGCAAGTTTTTCAACAGGACAAGGTTCTCATGGAGAATGGGCTGCAAGAACTGCTGGAACACATGGTAACTCAATCGGTGTTGAAATCTGTGCGACAGCAACAGCATACGAACAAGAGTTAGGTTCAAGCTATCAAACAGTTGGTGAAGACGCTGTTGGTGCAACATCAATTAAAGTTGATGACGTTGATGCATCTGGTAACGCATTTAATGTTGGAGATTTAATCTCTTTCTTCTCAGACTCAGGACATGACACACCAGTTGATGATTATAACGAATACGAAGTAACTGCAATTGACACAAGTGATAATGATTTAACTATTCGTTTAAAAGATGATCCAAATGGTGCTGGAGTTCAAAATATTATTCCAGATAACTCATTCATCAAAAGACGTTGGAAGTTCTATGACTTATTTGATGGTGCGCCTGGCACATCACAATGGGCAACAGACAATGGTCGTGGTTCTGGTGATGAAATGCACGTTGTTGTTTATGACACAACTGGTGACATTACTGGGTTTATTGCAACTGCAGCTGGTGGAAGAACTGCTGGTGTTATAGAAATATTTGGAAATATGTCAAAAAATCCTAACGGAAAAACAGCACAAGGTGGATCAAACTATTACGCAGATGTTATTTTTACTTCATCTGAATTTATTTACTGGACAGATCATATTTCTGCTGGTTCTAACTGGGGTACAGATACAACAACTACATATACTTCAGTTATTCCAATAACTATTGATGCACTAACTGGGGGAACAGACGACTATTCTGTAACAGCTGGTGAAATGGAACTTGCATATGATAAATTTGCAGATGCAGAAGGATTAGATATAAATCTAGTTTTAGGTGGTTCTTCAAGTATAACAACTGATAGTGCAGCTGGACAAGACACATATGTAACAATGATTACTTCTCTTGTAGAAACTCGTAAAGATTGTGTAGGATTTGTTTCTCCATATCGTTCTGCGACAGTAGGTGTTGCACTTTCTTCAACTGCAACAGAAAATGTTAAAACTGCATTTGATTTATGTCCAAGTTCATCTTACATGGTATTCGATAGTGGATACAAATATATGTATGACAAATATGCTGATGTTTATCGACACGTTCCTTTGAATGGTGACACTGCTGGTTTATGTGCAAATACAGATAATGTAGCAGACGCATGGTTCTCACCAGCTGGATACAATCGTGGTAGAGTTCGGGGTGCAATAAAACTATCTCTTAATCCAACTAAGGCAGAAAGAGATATTCTTTATCGTGCAAGAGTTAACCCAGTTGTTAACTTTCCTGGCCAAGGCGTAACACTCTTTGGTGATAAGACTGCATTATCAAAACCAAGTGCATTTGACCGAATTAACGTCAGACGATTATTCTTGGTTCTTGAAAAAGCAATCGCAACTGCTGCTAAGTTCCAACTCTTTGAGTTTAACGATGAGTTTACAAGAGCACAATTTAGGAACTTAATTGAACCATTCTTACGAGAAGTTCAAGGTCGAAGGGGTATAACAGACTTTACAGTAAAGGCTGATGCTTCTAATAATACTGGTGATGTCATAGACAGAAACGAGTTTATTGCAGACATCTTTATTAAACCAAATCGCTCTATTAACTTTATTACTCTAAACTTCATTGCCGCAAGAACGGGCGTTGCGTTTAGTGAGATAGGAGGTTAACATGGCTAATATAGACGACTTCAAAGCAAACTTAATCGGTGGTGGTGCAAGAGCTAACCAATATAGGGTAACTGTTACTCCGCCAGTTGGTATCGCAATAGGACTTGATGTTCGTAGAACATCATTTCTAGTTACTGCTTCAAATCTGCCTGCATCAACTCTAGGTGAAATACCAATTCCATTTAGAGGTAGAAACATTTATGTATCTGGTGATAGACCAGCACCTGAGACATGGAGTACAACATTCTACAATGACACAGACTTTATGATTAGAAATGCAATGGAAAGATGGCATAATGGTATTAATGATTTTGCAGAGAATACTGGGGTAATTAACCCATCTGCATATCAAACTGATTTAACTGTAGAACAGTTAGACAGAGATGATACTGTTCTGAAAAGTTATATCTTTAGAAATGCTTATCCATTGACAATTGCTGCAATTGAATTATCAAATGCAGAAGCTGGAGACATTGAATCATTTGAGGTTTCATGGAGATATCAACACTTTGAACCTTCAGGCGTAAGTTTCTAACCTACTAAATAAGACATACTAGTAGGAGATATTATGGCTGAACTTTTTGGTTTTAAGTTTGAACGTACCAAAAACAGCGATTCTCAAGACAAATTTACTGAACCTAGTTCAGATGATGGGACTCTTGAGGTCGCTGGTGGTGGTTTTTACGGGCAACTTTTAGACACAGACGGTAGAGAACGAACCGAGGCAGACTTGATTCGTAGATACCGTGATATTGCACAACAACCAGAGTGCGATAGTGCGATTGAAGATATTATAAATGAAGGTATCGTTTCTAATGAACGAGATCAAGCTGTCGATATTGTACTCGACAGAATCATGTACACAAAGAAAATTAAAGACAGAATCAGAGAAGAGTTTGATACTGTATTACAACTTCTTGATTTTGAAACTAAAGGTCACGACATCTTTAGACGTTGGTATGTAGATGGAAGACTCTACTATCACAAAGTTATTGATCAGAAAAATCCAAGACAAGGGATTCAAGAGCTCAGGTATATTGAGCCAGGCAAAATTCGTAAAGTAAAAGAAACTGAAAGAAAAATTAAGCCAGGCACCAATGTAGAACAGGTTAATACTAAAAAAGAATATTATTTGTATAATACAAAAGGTTTAAAGTCTGGCACTACTGAAGGTATTAAGATTTCTCCAGATAGTGTTACTTATGTTCCAAGTGGTTTAATTGATCAAAATAAAGGTCATGTACTTTCATACCTACATAAAGCAATAAAACCTGTAAATCAACTTAGAATGATTGAAGATGCACTTGTTATCTATCGTATATCAAGAGCACCAGAAAGACGTATATTCTATATTGATGTAGGTAACTTACCTAAAATTAAAGCAGAACAATACCTCAAAGATGTTATGAGTAGATATCGTAACAAATTGGTATATGATGCATCTACTGGCGAAATCAGAGATGATAGAAATCATATGTCAATGTTAGAGGATTTCTGGTTGCCACGAAGAGAAGGTGGTAGAGGTACAGAAATTACTACTTTGCCAGGCGGCTCAAACCTTGGTGAAATAGATGATATTCAGTATTTTAAAAACAAACTATTCCGTTCATTGAATGTTCCTGTTTCTCGTATGGAAGCAGAATCTGGTTTTAGTTTAGGTCGTTCAACAGAAATTACAAGAGATGAACTTAAATTTACAAAGTTTGTTCAAAGGCTTCGTAAGAAGTTTGTACCATTATTTACAGATATTCTTAAAACACAACTTATTCTTAAAGGTGTGATTACTTTAGAAGATTGGACAAAACTAAAACAACATATTCAGTATGATTTCTTGCAAGATGGACATTTTGCAGAACTCAAGAAAGCTGAGTTGATGGAAGATAGAATTAATGCATTAGGAAGTATTGAATCATATATTGGTACATTCTTTAGTAAAGAATGGGTACAGAAAAACGTACTAAATCTCAATGATGGTGAAATCGAAGATATGCAGAAACAAATGAATAGAGAAGCTGGAATTGAC